AGGGGAAGCGTTCAAAAAGTCCCATAAAATTACCTCCTTAATATACTTTTAATATGAAGCGATCATCAAAATCTTTGATAATAACATCCAGAATATTGAGTTTTACTACTTCCCTCTGTTCCTGAATGAGTGATTGTGTTGAGGTCAATCCGATATTACCGGTTCTTGTTGTGGTAACTTTGCCACTATCAGAAGTATCATGTTTAACAGTTCCGGTATCTTTATCAGATATACTTCCAGTATGAGCATCTGCAATACTACCAGTATGAGCATCTGAGCTTGTTCCGGACTGTGCAGCTACTTCTGTACTTTCAGGAGCTGCTGTGCTGGAGTTGTAACCATAAACACTATCATCAGTGGTAACAGTAAGGCCATGAGTTGTAGTTATTGTATCTGTATGAGTTCTGGTTATAGTATCTGTATGAGTTCTGGTAGTATCATGATCATCTGTTCTATAATCAGTACCCTTCAGATCTCTATCCTCTACAACTTTACCATCTACATTCCAGATAGGATTATACTCATATTGGGTAGTCTCATAGAGCTGTTCCCAGATTGAAACCTGCTTACTACTCCATCTATCAATAGCATCCTTCATAAAAGGAGCATCCGGATAGATGAGCTCACGTTCAGCAGTCTCCATAAGAAGGTTATCAATTAATACATCCTTCATATCTTCCAGATCTTCAGGAAGGTGAAACTCATCAAAGATAGTATTATCGAATCTGTAAAGGCCTATTAAGTCCATCCACATTCTGAGCCACCTCCTCATCTTTAAATCTATAATCTACATCAAGCTCTATTCCGAAGAGATCCCTAGCAACCTTACAATCCTTCTTAAGCTGCTGGAGAGTTAAGTCTGACCATAGCAGAGTCTCTTCATTATTAGACTCAACCTCATCTACTATCATCCTCTCTTTTTTCTCAGTGTTTGCATTATTAATGCCAAGATCCCGGCAAAATTCCTGCTCCCACTTACGAAGATCTATCATGATCTCATCAGCCACATAGGTATTTTTCAGATCCTGATTAAACTGTACCCAGTTAGGACTTCCATCCTCATTAAACAGATCCTTACCTATAAAAGCTGCCGGCTCACCTGAAGCTACCTTATCAAACATCTTCTTGAAACTTTCCGCATCAGTTTTGGAAGATGCTCCAAATATATAGGAAAGTTTGCTGTTAAGAATATTGGTTCCGATAGTCTCAGCGCAGAGGGCCATCATATCTGCGTAGAAGTTTACCTTATCCATGATGCCACCATAATCCGGCTGGAGCCTTAGGAGAGCGCACTGAGTACCTATTCTGGGCTCAAGTATTCCAGTAAGTAGCTGATTAGTGATAAGAGCATGAGTAGGCTGATAGTAAACATCATAGCCCTTCAGAGCACAGCCCTGAACTATCACACCAAACTTATCAGTATTTACCACAGCCACATAGCCCCAAGTATACAAGCTGTAGAGGAAGTAATTCTCTGCCCAGTTTTCAGGCATCTTCCATTTAAATACAGCTATGGCCTTCTGGATCAGATACCTTGCAAAGTATCTCTGAAGCCCGGTATTTCTACAATGAACTGTGGAAGGACTGATAAGAGAATTGGCTGCATTGATATGATCATAATAAAATGGAGCTCCACATCCATGCATATCTTATATCCTCCTTAATAAATTTTCTTTTGCCACCATTTATTTCTGGCAAGTAACCAAAGATTTTTGTATATGAATGGAATTTCAGAGAAGGTAACGTGAATAGATACATTACCCAGTACAGCATGATAAGTAAACTGTTGTACTTCTGTTACATAAAGAGCAATCGGATAGCCACCTCCATCAGTAGCATATATATCAAGGAGCTCACAATGATTATCCGGTATACAAGTAAGTGTTATAGTATCACCTTCACTGGGGAAGTATTCATCTACATAAGCTGTTCCATCTCCATCCCATGTTACAAAAATCTCACTCATAGTAAAAGCCTCCATTCATGTAGCTTCTTACTATCTCTGCTTCTCCATCTGTACAGCTAAGCTCTGGATCAGCATCAATGCACTGCGCATATCCGGATAAAGTGCTTATCTGTACTGCTTTACATAGAGGCCTTCCTCTACTTGCTATATCCTCATCAGCAATATCCAAGAAGTCAGCCATAAGGCCGAAGATATTATTATAAGAAAGAGTTCCATTACTTCCCATAGTAGAAGGAACTGATTGAGTAATAGCTGCAGCATCTCCGATAGCTGAGAGGCCACTCTTTAATAGGCCAGCTACATCTCCATGCATCACACTCTTAGCAATATCTACTACTGAGTCAAGGCCATTAGATAGGGCTCCCTGATTGATCACATTCTGGCCAAGCTGGATAGGTACACCTATCTGAGCTGATACCATCTGCTCATAGATGAGCTTATCCCTATACTTGATACCGAACTTTCCAGAGCCGGTAATAAGATCTACCTTATAATTGCAATCAAGCTGAGATGCACCTAAGAGGTTAAAAGCATCCAGAGGAATAATTCCCCAAGGGCCAGCTTCCAGAGAGTATCTGCTAAATGGTGGAAGGTTAAGATATACTCCTCTTGTAGCAGCCTTAGGATGCTTAGGTATCGTGAAGTTTATATTAGTTCCCCAGTCAAGAGAAGATAGTCTTGCTATCCCTGCTATTGACATGCTCCACCAGCCAAAATCTATATCATTGGTATTCACTACCGGTGGACTAAAAGGAACCCACATACAGCTCACAATATACTGAAGCGGATTAAATACACACTTAAGGAGCTCATTAGAGATATCTGATACACCATAGCCTGAGGGATCGTCCATAAGATAATTAAGAAGTGCTTTTATACCGCCACTGGAAGCTCTATAATATGTAACTGCTCCTCCGGTATTAGAAGTACCTTTTCCCATGATACCAATTATGTAGGATCCTCCAGAGGGATTATCAAAAGGAGAAGTAGTTATTGAAGCCTCATGAGTATTATCAGCCAGAGCCGGATAATAGTTATCTACAATATTGAGGTTATAGCTGCTTGCTGCTCTTGCCACATATCCTACATAAGTACCTATCTCAGTTTTAACAGAGGCCATAGGATCTGAAGATAGCTGCGCTGTCCAGAGTCTGTCATTAAATACCCAGTCATGAACAAAATAATATCTATTCCACTCTGAGATATAAGCATAATTATAGGAAGAAGGATTAGTACTAAGTCCTATATCCAGCTCAATAGAAGGATTTACTATAGAGCTTCCTCTTTTTATGATGCAGTCGGCTGAGAGGCTGGCAGCTCCTGAAGGCTGCTTAGTTGAGTTTATTCTTTTTGCAAAACTATAAAATTTTACTGTTACACTCATCATTTACCTCGCATCTTTTAGAGGCCGGATATCCGTAAATACCCGGCCCCAATATAAGGAGAAATCAGCCATCAGTCAAGAAGAAGTACTACCGCATTTTCAGTGAAATCATTCCAGTAACGGTCGGTGAACTTCAGCCAAAAATTCTGGTATTCACCTTCACCATTATAGGCCGCATTAGTTGTACGCTGATTGCAGATTGTATAGCCCATAGCTTCCTGATCTGCGATGATACCAAATACATCAGTCTGAGTAACTGAAGATAATGGAGTAACAAGTGCTCCGGTTGCATCCATATAAGTAGGAGTGATATCAATCTCATCAGGTGAGCCGATTGACTGCCAGAAGTTTACGCTCTCAGTATCTGCAAGGCGAAGATAGTTATCATGGAATACATCAGCAAGTACTCTGGACTCAATACCGTATCTCTCACCAGCGAAGAGATATACAAGCTGTCTATCATAAGGAGTGTGCCTTGAGATCTCCTTACCGGTTACATTCTGATGATATACTATGCTTCTCTCTGTAAGCATGGATGAAAGCTTAGCAATCCTTCCATATACCCACTTAACAAAAGCTGGATAGTTAGCTGGCTCTTTGATCTGGAGCTTTGTGAAGTTCTGGCCAGTCTCAGTATTATACTCTGTGAGAAGGTGGCAGATCTGAGGAGCATTATTAAGAGAAAGAATACCAGCGATCATATTAGCAATGATCATTCTAGCCATTGACTCATGCTTCTGCTCAACCTCATCAGAGATATTCTGAATCTTACCAGATACAAAAGCAGCCAGAGCTTCAGGATCCGTGAAGCTAACGTCAAGTTGGTTAGAAAACAGAGTCCACTGAATTTCATAATCGTTCTGTCCGTAAAAGTTTGTCTGCAAAACATCATCAAGAACCGGCTTCTGGTCATCCACTGCTACACCATTTACAATAGGAAGCCTTCCGGGTGACTGCCAAGCTCTATCTACATAATTAATCTTTCTTACATGATTACCCCATCTGAGAGTATCAGCCTCAAGGCCTCTAAACTTTCTGGAGTAAGCTCTTGTAGAGATAACAGTTCTTGAAAGAACCTGAGAGATAGCTCCCATCAGGTTATCATAGCCGGCCTGAAGTCCGGTATTAGCTACCGCTACAAAATCAGATGTATTGGTAGGTGTGATCTGAGCCTGTCCGGTAGCCTGAGTTACTACCTGATTGAGCACGATAGCAATATCATTAAAAGTTAATGCGTTTGCTGCCATTTAATTATTCCTCCTTTTTCATTGGTGGGTTGATAATAGATGCTAAAATACTTTCAGCAGTTTTCTGCTCAGTAGGCATCTGAGCCTGAAGAAGATTAGCATTCTGGATAGAAGCTGATAAGCCAGAGATTGCAGCCAGTACATCCTCTACAGAATGAGGAGCTACTGTAGGTGGCATCTGTGGAGCTTCAGGAGCTGGTGCTGGAGCCAGTGCCGGAGTGGGTGCCGGTGCTGGAGCCGGTGCTTCAGGAGCTGGAGCCGGTGCCTGAGTTCCTACCATATTAAGTGCTGCTATCTGCTCTGCTGTAAATCCTGCCTTAGCCAGTGTTAAGATATCTTCATTATTAAATGCCATAGTTTTATTCCTCCGATTTCTTTTTTCCTTTTTTCTTAAATCCGTTTAATCCTTTTTCTCGCATGATCTTACCATAGTCCACAAGACTATAATCAAGATCAGTAGGATTATTCTCAATTCCTGAGACATATCCTGAAGAAGTATACTGCCTCATCTGGTGCTCTTTGCATTCCTTCACCGGATCTGTATAATCAGCTACCCAGTGAGCATAGCTAAGGAGCTTTTCATGATTAAGTTTTTCTCTAAAGCCTGAGATATCTGAGGAGTAGATACCTACAAAGTATCCATTCTTTTCAAGCTCTTGACAGAAAGCTATAGCAGCCTCAGTAGCTTCCTCTTTTCTTGCTGGCTGAGTGGTCTCAACATCTAAGAATACTGGATACTCCAGCTGACAGCCTCCAATAATTTGAAGAAATCTTTTAGCATCTAAAAGCCCGGCTTCACATCCGTAAAAGTTCTTACCTACAAAGTAGTAAGCTCCTAGTTCTACTCCAGCCTTCTTAGCTGCCTCATAATTTCTCTTAAATGTTTTATCCTCATAAAAGCCATTGTCAGAACCTCCGGCCTTCAGGATAGCAAACTTAATACCAGACTTCTTTACTTTCTCAAAATCTACTTTTCCTTGCCAGTGACTGATATCAATTCCTTTAATCTTTTCCATCTTGCTTCTCAATGTAATCAGTTAACTTCTGGATCGCCAGTGTGTTATTATTAAGAGCCTTAGTGACATCATCCATCTCTGACTTATGCCGGACAGATATCTCATTAATATCCTTCCGATAATTATCCTGAATGTACTTTACATACCAGCCCATCAGCACACAAGCTACAATAGGAAAAGCATATTGTCCTATCATGCTCCAGATCTGATCCATACCTTACCTCCTTCCCTTAAGTGTATACTTGTATACACCTTATAATAATATTAAAGGCTAAGGATATCATGCGCTGAGCCTGCGCGCGGACACCCTTCAGGGGCTGCTCTTGTCCAATCCTTAGCCTATAATATATTCTAATATCAGTGGAAGTACTTGTCAAATAGGATCTCTGACATATACTCCTCAAATACTACCTGCCTTGTCATATATGCTCTCCAGAGATACATATATTTAAGTTTAAATCTGGCCTTATCCTTCTCTCCGGCTGTATATGTATCCGGGCTTCCAGATCTGAAAGTTGTTACATAAAACTCTCTCCGGCTCTTATGCTTATATACAGTAATCTCTCCTATGGATACTATCGGCTTAAATTCCTTAATAGGCCTTGTCTCTATCCGGCCTCTCTCTTCATTAATAAATGAGTTCCTGATAGCCATCTCATAGAACTCTGTGCCTCTGGTAAGCTGGTAGAGAGCTGTATCAGATTTCTCCTCTGAGATCTTACTCTTATAGAGGTCAATTAGAAGCATTTTCCTCTTAGTATCATAAAGGAACTCCCTGCCTTCCTTCCTGATCTTCTCTGCTTTCCTGACTAAGTTCAGCTCCATGAATAGAGGATTGTCTATTCTATTAGAGTTTGCAAGGCATAGGAGCTTTACTGGAGCCTTGCCATTAAGCTCCCTATTTCTATTTATTGTCTCATAAGCATTAAATAGAGCATCAGCCTCACCCTTGATAGGCCTTTCATTGAGTTCTGGTATGAACTCATCAAGGATGATAGTATCTATCTCACTCCCATCTACACCTCTTAGATTAGAGAAGGTGCTAAGTGAAGTAAGAAGGCCTCTCTGCCTTCCTTCTGGTACTACCTTCCCATCCTCATTAACAGTACTATCATAGAAGGCTGATATATACTTGTTTACTGGGAAGGGTAGAACACTCCAGCCCATATCATCATTAAGAGTCTTATATGGCTGCATGTTTTCCTTCTTAACTATATCCGTCTGAGCCTGAAGCCTTCTCATATAAATAAACCTATGATCACCTTCCTTCATCTCCTTCAGTGCTCCATAGGTTTTACCGGTTCCTCTTCCTCCATATATAAATATAAATACGGCCTCATGTGTAAGGATCTCCGGAATATTTACATATCCATTATCATCATAAATCTTCATACTATCTCCTCAAAATTAAAGCCCGGAGTAGCAGCAGCTCCGGGCCTTATCTCTTACTCAGCATAAGCGCAAGTTACATAGGTTCTGTTATTCTTTGAAGTACCACTCATTACCTTGAGCTTAGTCACTTCCTCAGCATCAAATACATCCAGAATATCTCTGAAAGCACTGATGAAGGTCTGTGAGTTTGTTGCATAAGTCTCACCTTCCTCAGTTCTCATAGCAAAGAGCTCAACCTCTTCACCATCTGCATTATGATCCTTGTAGATAGCCCATGCTGTAAGATCTAAAGTCTGATCCACTGCCTCAGTCATTTTCTGAGTATCCTGAGCTTTTGTAAGGAAATAGATTTCCTTCTTTGAGAGTTCTTTATTAGTTTTAAGTAATTCCATAGCATCTTCCTCCGCTTATTTAACTGTTCTGGTTTCTGTTTCTGTTTCTGCTTCTTTGAATAAGACAACTCCGGGCTGCTTCCGGAATAGAGTAGAGAGGATTCGAACCTCCAAGGTGATCGCTCAGCACCCGGCCATAGCTGCATGAGGTGATCTATGCAGCATCTACTCTAACCTCCACGGGATATAGCATATCGTTAGGGGAAATATGCTTCCTTCATATTATAACATATTATTTAATAATATCAAGGCTCTATCCGCAGCCTTCTGATAGTATTTAAGAGCTCCCTATACTCAGCAGTAAGGCCCAGAGTTTTTGTATTCTCTACAAGAGATACATTCCTTGTAATAGGAATAGGTACTCCATCCTCATTGATCCATTCACCTATATCTGGATGATCTGAATATCTGGCCTCAAGTCCTCCGGCATACCTGAAAGTAAAACCTTCTTTCATGGCAGATATACCTCCGGCCCTTTGCAGCTCTATTGCTCCTATCTTCTTATTTACTCCTGCTATTGTAATATGCAGCTTCTCCTCTAGTTCTCCGGTTTCCTTATTCTCCTCCAGAGTAACATACGCATATTTTTTAGCTCCCATAGTAAGGAAGTTCTTATAGTAGCTATCCTTCTCCCATAGGCCCATATAATGCTTTTCACCCAGGGGATCCGTAGCAAAAGTATGATTCTTTTCTGAGGTTTTCCTGATATCCTTGTTGATATCCTCCCAGTCTATCTCCCCTATATACTTGCAGCTATCTGTATCACAGTAAACAAAATCAGCAGTGCCTGAGTATAATATATGATCTATGCCTCTCTGGAGTTCGTACCTTCCCCAAGCACACACCCAAACACCCCACTGGTATAGAAGGAAGGCCTTCTTATTATGTTTCTGTAATATCTCTTCAGGATCTGCTTCAGGATCATCCTCAAATAGCTCCAGCTCATCCACATACTTAATATCTACCTTAACCGGGTTCTGGGCCATCAGTCCAAACAGACTGTTCAGAAGGTTCTTATACTTATTATAGAGAAGCTCATAAAAGTCCTCATCATGCTCATCATCTCCGGGCTTATTCTTAAGATCTGTTTTGTTCTGGTAGTACTCAATAACAGTATCAACATAAGCCTGAGGAAGTTTACCATATCTGGCATAAGCCACTTCTATAGGTATCAGAGTAAAGTTATATTGATCCTTGATTATACGATAGTCAAGGTCGGTAAGAGCTATGTTATAGAGGACTTTTGCTTCCAGTACTCTTCCATTATCATA